CGATGCGGTCCACCTGTTTCTTGAGGAACTTGATTTCGGCGTCCGTGAACTCCACTTCCTTGTCCACGTCCTTCTTCGCGTCCCACGTCATAAATTGTTTCCCGTCCTTGTCCGGTTCGCTGTAATGCAAACCGACTGCGGCGACATCTTCCTGCGTGATACGAATCTTCGCGGAGATATCTTCCTTTAGGATTTGGTCAACAAAGTTGCTCCGTTCAGGGAAAAAAGCAGGGATGGTAAGCCTGTCCTTGATTCCCAAACCGAGTTTTGTCGTTGCCGTGTCAGCCATGTGTGGCCTCCTTGTTAAGATTGGGGAGGGCCGAAACCCTCCCCGTTAAGCTTAGCTGTTTGCTACTGTGTCGTAACAGTTGATGTAGAGAGTCTTGTTATTCGCTACATCATAAACTTTGATAGAACCATATACTGTCCCGCTAAGGGCCTTGTTATTAATGGACGTGAATCCCTCAAGTCCCGTAGCCGTCTGGAACGAGAAGGCGTGGGTCCATCCGGTCCCGGTTCCGGCTGTCCCGAAGTGGATAGCCGTCTTTCTCGCCCCAAACGATGCCCCGCCCTCGCTGTGAATCTTAATCATGGCCGATTCAGCGGCGAGCGTGATGCTGTGCGACCCGTCACTTCTGTCGTCCACGACGAGTAGGTTGGTCGTGGTCTTAACGACCGAACGGCAACGTTGAGAAACGATGAGCGTCTTTACAATCTGAGACGAATACCCCGACGCGGCATAGGAACCTTTGTCATACACGGAGATTTCGCATCCCGTCATGTTACAGATGCTCCCGGCGTTGTTGTAGGCATAGACGCGAAGGGCTTGCATCCCGCCGAGCGAATCGGTATTCAGCGCATAGTTATAGGACTCAATCCTAGCGCACATATCTGGCGCACCGCCCCAGTCCCCAGGAAGATTGCTAGAATCGACGGTCAGGAATTGCTGACCTGACTGACGAGCGAAGATGACCTTTAGGACACCCTGTGCCAGTTCGCAACCATCGGCCCCGCCCGCCACGGCAAGGCTCCCCGGAGTTCCCTCGATACGAACGATGCTCTCGGTGTTCTTGCCCTGCAAGGCATCGTTGAAAAACGCGACTTTTTGTCGGGTTTTAAGCCAACCCTGTTCCGTACTTCCTTTAAGTAATCCCACAATTACCTCCTAGAGATAAAAGGGGCGGCTGGCTCTGTGGTGACCATATCCGCCCCAGTCTTACCATTGTTAATGCTTACGCGCTTGCGTGCTTTACATACTGGAGAAGCGCGTTTGACCTCGGCTTACGGCAAGTCATATTATAGTAGAATTTAAGGTTGGCGGTGTATTCGTCAACATCTTCCCGCTTGGTGAGAATATGACCAGACGTTCCCGGTTCAAACGTAAACCCGTTCTTCACCGGAGCCGAAATCTTGATGCTCTTGGAATCCAAGAAATAAATCCGACCATCGGGACAATCCTCGTCCCAAATAATCGGGATTCCATTGGAGTGACCACCATAGAACTTCATGCCCGTTAAGCCACCCCAATATCCGGGGTCGTTAGGCATGGTCTTGTCGGCCTTTAGAATCTCGAACAAGGCTCTCCAAATAAACTCGTTGGTGAGAATGACATCGCACTTGCCCCACTTCTCTACGGCCTGAATAACCTGAAGCAACTTGGACTCGGTAACAACTGCGGGCGTGCCAATGGCAGAACCCATGTTAAAGACCTGACCGGACGCCCATTCGTTCCCGGCGGTAGCACGATTCACGCCCTGGAAGGCCGAAGATGCCGTCACGCCAATATAAGGATTGGCGGTCGTGACGATTCCGGCAAGACCCATGGGAACGCCCGTCCCGGCGGCTTCCGACGCGGCATACCCGCCATAGTCGAAGATATAGTCGTTGGACGCATAGGTGAACGAACCCGTGGTCAGGGTATCCGTCCCGGCCCCACCAGCAGAAATGGCGGTGATTAAATCGGTCTCAGCGATTCCGGTTGCCTGAGTAGGTCCGGCCCGCCAAACGTCGAAGGCCATGTTCTGAAAAAGATACTGGGAGGGATTAGAATACCCATTCGCGTCAATACCGAAAAGACCCAAGTTGGCCGTGTCGCCATCGACAGTCGGGGCCGTCCCGGTAGCGGCGTTGCTGATGATAGCAAGCCGACCTGAACCATCACCCCAATAAATCTTATTCATCTTGCGAGGAATATAACTCATCAGGGATTCGGTTTCCTCTTTGACCAATTCCTTAATCGCACCCGGACCCTTAGAGCAAGCGACAAGCAAACCGTCAAAATCCAACTTGCCGTAAATGCGCTTCATGTAGAACGTGAACTGGTCGAACTGGGGATGAAGGGCGGTCGGATAGGCGGTCGTGCTTTTCGGACCGAAAGAATTGGCACTATTCGTCTCTACCTTGATAATCCCATACTTTCCGAGGCAGGTATCAGTCTCAGTCTTGAACCTGTCGTAAAGTTTACTGTTAGTATAAAAGCCCTTTTCCAAACCGGGCATGACATATTCAAGAAAGAACTTGTCAAACCCTGTGCTTGAAAGAGTGGCTGGTGAACCAGCGGCCATGTTATCCTCCTGAAAATAAAGCCCGCATCTCGGGAGTATTAAAACCCTCGTCTATTAAATCACCGAGACTTTCGGACTTTTTCTTACTTTCAATCTTACTGATGTCCACCTCATGTTTTCGGCTTTCAAGGCTCGGGGGCAGGTTTTCTTTTGTCTCTACGTATTCGGCAACCGCTTTGCCCGTAACCTTGGCCGCGACCTTCTTGTAAAGGTCTGGATACTTGGCGGCGAACTGTTCAGGGGTCAATTCATTCGATATGTCGGGAGCCGCAACACCCTTGCTTTTGCTCTGCATAAAGTGAATTTCCCTTACTACCTCACGGGACATCTCCGCAAGGTCGGTCTTCTTTCCCTGGGCCTTATACTGTTCGTTCTTTGCCAGTATCATTGAGGCGAACTGTTTTTGAGTGAGATTTTCTGCCCCATCCTCTGACATGATTTCGTCAATGGGGAACTTGTCTCGCTCTTCCTTGATGACTTTCCCAAGATTCGTTGCCGTTTCCTTGAGAACCATGGCGTTCGTGAACGCCTCTACCTGTTGAAGTTTAGTTTCGTAGGCGGCGACCTTCTCCCGCATCGCCACTTGGTCGTCAATCATTTTCTTTTGGAATCCGTCCGCATACTCGGGGTCGATTCCGTACTCTGCATAGATTGTGTTCTTATTAACTGGTTCGGCGGGCCTGAAGGTTTGTTCCGTACCCGGAATCCTATCGCCCGGTTTAATCGTTGTCAGGAGTTTTTCATACTTCTCGGCCAAGTCGGATAGTTCCCGGTGCTTGCCCTCGTACTCGCCCTCCCATTTACGCTTCTCGTCGGCATCGGCTTGACGCTTCTGCGTGTAGTCCACACCCATCTGCGCCCTGTCGATAAGTTCCTGTTCGCTGTAAACGGGAACGTCCCTTCCCTGCACCTTGAGGATTTTGTAGGGTGTGCGGGTTTCCGCTTCAGCCTTCTTCTTGTCGCATCCGGGGCAGGGTTCCTCTTTTGCCTCGGCAGGTTTGGCCTCCGAAGTATCGGCGGCTCCCTCCTTGGCAACATCCATCATCTCGGCCCACTTGGAGTCGAATCCATCCGAATAAGAAACTTCCGGTTCCTTAGACTGTCCCGTAGGTTGGGCTTGGTCTTGCGTCATAATGTTTATACTCCTCCGTTAAATAGATACCGCGGCTTCCTCTGCGGAAGATGCGGGTGATTGCGTGTTAGCCTCACCGCCCATTGGCGCGGGAGCCGATGGCGCAGGAGGGGCGGCGGCGTTTAGGTCGGACTGAGCATTGGCCCCACCCGCCGGGATAGCCGCCTGTTTCAATACCATGATAATCTTGAAATGTTCCATGATATGATTTTGCAGGGCATCCCACTTTTTCTGTTCCCATCCCTGCGCTTCCGTACTCTTGGCAAGATTTGTGTGAGCCGCCATGTGAAGCTCGTGGTCATCGTGCGGATAGATGAACACCCCGCCATCTTCGCGTTTCTTGTCGTGAGTGCCGGAGATAAAGGATTGGTTCTCTCTCTGCGCCCTTGTCTCGTCCGCAATATCCCCGCGCAGTTCTTCCTCGATATCTCCCTGTCCGATGAGTTTGAATATCTTGTTCCAGTCGATAGGTGCGCCCTGCTGTTTGAGTTCGAGCAGAAGCCTTTGCTGAACGACCTTGGACTGATGGATATTCACTCCGATATTCAACTTAACGTCCGTATTGCCCTTGAGGTCGGCCCCTTTGAAATAGGCTATGGATGCCTCTTTGGACCGCCCCACGATCTTAATGAGCCTGTCCTGCTTATAGTATTTCTCCATCATGCGGAGACGGAACCGACCCTCTGAAATGAGCGTCTTGTTGATGCGCTTAATCATCGGGTCGATTTTAAGATTCTCCTGTTCGAGCATCATGGAGTAGAGCGACGCCGGGGCGCGGTTGGCCCCCGTAGGCAACTGTGAATAGGACACCTCGTGTACGTTGGCTACGGTGTTAATCGCGTTCTCGATATACGCCATGAACGCGCCGACCTGCGGCGACAGTTCAGGAATCGGGATGGGCCTAACATCGCCCTTGCTGGAATCGACCTCTACGATTTCTGCCGCGTCGGTCGTGTAGGCCCCGTTCTTAACGAGCGCACCGGGACCGATTTGCAACTTGGGCCGCCAAGCCTCGATATGTTCCGAGGTAATGGATACCATTCGGTTGTCGATGCGCTGTAGGTCTTGGACGTGATGCATCGGCCCGGTATGCCAAAGGCTATTGCCGTATCGTTTATAACCATAATGCCAATACGGGATTTGCCCAAGGCAAGGATTCTCGCCCCGCCATAATATGATTTTCCCGACAATGATGAGATGCCTACCCTGCGCGTATTTCTTGGTTGCTTTTTCCCAATAATACTTAACGATGTAGGTATGTTCATCCTTATCCTTTTCGTTTTCCTTCTCGTTCATTCCCTCGTATTTAGTGGCATCGGTTGATTCGCACTCGCGCAGTTCTTCCTTGGTGATGTCGAAGTTATCGAGGATGGCGTCCTCTGTAACTTCAGCGAGTTCGATGAGCCATCGCATTTCCTCTACGGTCTTGGCGGTGGGGTCAGGCCGTATGTTAAAGACAGAAGGAACCGTGCCAATAAGTTCTCCGGCCTGTTTCACCGCCTTGGTTTTCCCGTCATCGCCCTCGCCCTTGATGTAACCGAACGCGCCCGTGTCCCAAGTCCACTTGCGCCACGCGTTCCCCGTGCGTATCAGGTCATATTTAAGTTCTTCGTTAAGGTTCTCGCTGTTATTGATGTAGTCGTTGTGAGCGAGAAGATTGGTG